GCAGACCATCCGGTCGGTGTTGCAGATCCCTACCTTGAGGCCGCGCGCCACGTTATAGTGCTTCTCCCAATGACTGGCGCCCTCGTCGTCATCACACAGGTAGACGCCATCGATCCCCACCCAACGTACGCCGAGCTGCCGCGCCATCGCCCGGATGGTGGACGGGGTACAGGGACCTTCGAACTTCGGCAGATAAAACGGCGCCAGCCCCTTGGTCTCCTTCAAACTCTGGTAATACCGCCGCTCGAGCTCGTCGCCCAACTCCCCTCGCCGGAACGCCTGATAGGGCAGTTTGGCGTGAATGGCGTCATACCGGCGCTCCAGGGCGAGAACGTCCATCTCGCGGGAAAGCACCATCACCGGGACGCCTTCCATCTGCGCGGCGTGCGCCATAATCATCAGGAACCAGGTCTTCCCGCTGCCGCGCTTACCGAGACAGTAAATGAAGTCGCCCGGCTGCCATCCCATGGTCCACTTGTCGAGCCATGCAAAGCCGCTCGATATCCCGTAGAGGTTGATCTTGTCGCGCCGGGCCTCATAGCGGACACGGCGCTCCGCCATGTTCCGCGTCAGGTCTACGATCTTAGTATGCGCATCTAAAGAGGCGACCTCCGACCCGCCCTGATGGAGCAGTTGGGATGCGGTGGTGAGATCGTTCTTCTTCATGGCCGCGCCCAAGCTGCCCATGATGCGCACGATGGCGTTGTACTTGGTGCGCTTACGCAGTTCGTCCATCACCCATTCGGGCTGCTCGTCAGGTTTGGCGTGATGGAAGCTCGCGAACTTCCGGCGGATGATGGCCGGCGTCGGCAGCTGTCCCTTGTACCGGGGATTGTTCCAGTAATCGAAAACGAATGCGGCAATCTCCTTGGCGGGTCCTTCGAAGTCCTCCACCGTGATTCCGTTCTCGATGAATGGCTCCAGCTTTCCCGCCGCCAGAATGGAATTCAACGCAAGTTGGTCCAGGTCCATGTTCACCTCAAGATGTTGTCGTCCCACTGATCGATCCACTTCACCAGGCTGACCGGAAGGTAGGAAGCAAGCAGCTTGTCGCGGGTAAAGAAGCGCAGACACCGGTTTCCGCGGCAATACTGGTGAATGTCGGCCGCCTGCTCCTGCGGAGAAAGAAACGTGACCAGATGCCCCTGCTCGTAAGGATAGTCGCCGAGAACCTTCTCGACCGCCACACTGACACGGGGCGCGTAAGGACGCCGCACCAGGACGCGGATGTTGATACTCCTCTTGAGCAGGAAATAACCGATCAGTTCGGCTTCCCATGTCAGTTTGTGGCGCTGGATCAGCCAGGGGACATAGAGCCAGTTGAGTTTCTGCTGCAGGCGCGGAAACCGCTGCAGCTTGCTATAGGCGGACTGCTTCCAGTCCGGCTCCGGCTTGGTCACCAGAGCATCGAAGTCGACCGCCACGGTCGGAGCGACCTCGGCGGATAGGTCCCCGCGAATCATAAGAAAAAAACCCTGCGCGGCAGGATTGATAGCGCCAAAGGGGAAACGCCGCGCAGGGTGGGAAGCTTTACGCCGCAACCATGTCCGACCAGGACTTTTGCGGCAGCTCCAGAATTTGTCCGCCGATGTGCTCTAGCTCGGTAGAGCGGTCGTAGCTGATGTCCTCGCTCTGCGCAGCCAGGGTGACGGCGTTCATCAGACCGTACTGCGAGAGATCGCCGCCCTCGATCAGGTTCTTCAGGATGATGTCCCCCTCCGATACCGTCAGATTATAGTTGTTTGTCACTTCGATGACGATCTCCTGAAGAGAGGCTCCGCCTTTCGGGATGCGGTGATCAAGCGCCACTTTCATCTTGTCCAGCTGCCTCTGGAACATTACCTCGTCGAAGGAGCCTTTCACCACGTCCACCACCTGCCGCCAGAACGCCTCGTCGATCGCCGACTTGGTGCGGTCGCTAAAATATTCCTCCACGTCGCTCGAATCGGAACGGCCGCCGACGTGTCGCCGTTTGAGCGCGGCGTCGTTGATGGTCGCTCCGTTCAGGCAGATCAGCCGCAAAAAAGACGGCTCCACGGAAATCTGCCCGTGACCAACTTCGGAGTTGGTGATGGTGACACCGGCCTCCACGATGTCGCCCACCTGGACCTCGCCCCGGATCCGCTCGGTGAACGCTTTGATGTAGAACCGGGTCTCGGTGATCATGACGCTCATGACCCGGATGCCGCGCGCGTTCATCAGAAACGGAGCCACCGCCACGAACAGGTCGTAGTTGTCCATGGGCCGGTATTTGGAGCCCAAGTAGGCGCGCGCTTGGCTGTCGAGCGTCCGCACCATGCGCACCTCCGGCTCCCCGTGCTGGAACCAGTAGTTGACGTTGCCGCAAAGCAGCTCCGGCGCGGAGTTGTGGCACCGCTCGTAGTATTCCCACGGCACACGCAACCGGTCCGCCAGTTGCTGATGAAAGAGCCTGCGGGCCGGGAAGCCGAAGGTTCCCTTTTCGCCGGCATCGAGCGAGATCTCAAACTTCAGAGAGGTTCCGTCCGGCGACTGTAATCCGCTGTAATGCGGCATGGGCGCCATGTGCATTTTGGATGTGGGAACTTTAAAATCCCGTTTCACCGAAGCCTGCCGCTGTACCTCGGCGGCAAACGCCTGCATCGTAATTCCTTCTTTCATAACGTCTTCTCCATGTTCATTTTTTCTTGAAACCACTACGTTTCAAAAGCTCGTTCCGAGCTTCCCGGCGGCGATCTTCGCCCTTCAGCGGGACCGTGACCAAGCCTTCCTGAAGGAGGGACATAAACCCTTCCTTGTACGTCTGCATCAATTGCGGCACGGTGAAATTGGTCGTGATCACCGTGGAGCGCCTGTTTTGGATTCGATGCCGGATCAGGCTCACGATGCACAGTTCGCTATAGCCGGAACCGGAGCCGCGATACTCCTGGCCGAGATCATCGATCACTAAAAACCGGCGGTTGCGCAGCGCCGTCTCCATCGAGATGTCATCGTCGAACATTCTCAGGCTCGCGTCCGTAAACTCGTCGGTCGGCCGGTACACCTGGATCAGATCGCGAATCCCGATGTACAGCACCCGCGGAGTCAGCTTCAGCGCTTCCTTGGCGATCGCGCAGGCCTGATAAGTTTTCCCGATGCCGTGGCCGCCCACCAGAAGCAGCCCGATCCCGTCCCGCAAGTTTTCCTTCAAGTGATCCACATACCGGAGCAGGCAGGAATCGACTTCGGCCTTCCAGTACCCAATGGGAATGCGCGCGTGCCGGCACAGGTCGTCAAGCAACTTCGTCGGGGTATTGCTCGGCGGCGGAGGCGTGTGCGCCCCACTTTTTGCTTTGAGCATGTTCCATCTCCTTCCGCAGCGCTTGGCGAAAGCCCCATATGACATTCAGATTGGGATATTCGCAGCCAATCTCGAACCGGTCGCGGATTGGCTCCCACATCTCCACAGCGTAAGACACAGCGGCCTCGCAGTGTTTGTGGCCTTCGGCCCGGAGCCAGCCCAACAACTTGGACCGGAACCAGAATGGGGGAGAGTACAGTTCGGGGCAACGAACACCAAAGTGAAGGCACATCTCGCTCCGCCAATGGCGCACGAGATTTTCCACGCGGTACTTCTTCAGCTTCAGATACCCTTCCTGGTACCAGCCGTTTTGGAAGGCTTTTTCACCGAGAAGGTCTTCCCCATACATGGTCTTCCGGCTTGAACGGCCAGGAGGTTTGCGCTGAATTTCCTCACGGGTACGATCCAATAAGGCCCGCAAAGAAACTCCCTTCCCCGTAGGGATATACGCAGGATTTATCGACCTGGAAAGTGTAGTTGTGTTATCAGACTTTTCGGTTTTGTCATTTAAACGCGCGTACGAGGCGCGCTTCGCGAAAAGCTCCTGAAGGAGGGCTCGTTGGTCCATGTTCATGCTCCTGTTGCGAAAACCCAAAAACAAATGGCCGCCCCGAGAGGCGGCCATCAGTGAACATGGACAACGCTACAGAACGCATCTGCCTGAACAGATGGTTCCTACTCCAAACATAATACGGGTATCCCGTCTTTTCAAGTAGATTCGCCATGTTCACCGCACCAATCACCGACCCCGGGGATTCAGGCCCCATTGGGATAGGTGGTGGAAAAGGATAGTATATGGCCCCTGGAAATCCTTGTAAAGGCCAACTTTTCTAAGCTTTTCTTTACGTTACGAGGTCCGGGTCCTGGAGTTGGATGCTCCTTTGCCAGAGCACGTTGCCGCCGTTGTAGGGAATCGAAGCACGCACCAGAACCCGGTCCGCCACCGGCGGGATCTTGCCGGTATCGAATTCGAAATAATAGCGGCCGCACTGCGGAATGGATTCCAGGGCTTCCTGGCTGGCGACACCCATCACGGAGGCCGGCTCGATAGGAGCGCCGATCGAATCGAGACCGAAAATCGACATGAGAATGTCACCGACCGGATTGAAATACTCGCCCTGACGGTCCTTCAGTTCAATCTGCACGGCGCCGATGGTTCCGTAATAGAGCACATCGCCTTCTAAAAAATAGAAATACACGTCCAGGGCCGGACCAAGCACCATCGCCACTGCCAGCCCGGACGGGTAGTACATGTCACTTCAAAACCGGCCCGACATGAGTGTCGATCCCGAAGATCTGGAGCAGCCACAGGACCACGAGCACCGCCACCACGGCGTTGAGGATCGCCTTGATCGGCTGCGCCATCGGCACGTAGGTGTTGACCAGCCACAAAATCAGGCCGATCACGATGATCACCGCCAGCATGGAGATGACGCTCATTTTCCCCTGCTTTCCTTGCGCTCCTCCAGATTTTCCTTATGCTGCTCGACATCTTCCTTCAGCTGTTTCCGCCAGTTTTCCACTTCCTCCTCGGCTTTTTCCTTATTGTGGCCGTACTTTTCCTGCACCTTGCCGACGAGCTTCTCGCGATCCCCTTCGATTTCCTTCAGATCGTTGTCGGTGAGTTTCCCCCATTTGCTCTTGATCCCACCTTCCAACTGTTTCCACTTGCCTTTGATCACATCCCAATTCATACGGGCCTCCTTTATGGCCTTCAACTTTCATCCCATCGCCAATGGTAGTTCGAGGGCTGGACTTGCAGCTGCGTGGAAAGCTGCTGTGAAATGCTTGGCGGCGTTACGGCCGCAGACAACCCGCCTGGCTGGCAGGGAACGGCGCTGCCGCTGGCCGAGCCGCCGCTCGAGCTCGCATCCAGGGATTCGGCGGTAGAGAGCAGGCGTGCCACGTAAATCCACTGGATGCCCACCAGGATGCTTAATGGCCCGATAGTAGTGACCGGGTTGGCCTGCAGCAGGACCGGGTACGAGGTCGGCACCATCGGATAGATCAGCGGGCCCACGTCGCTGAACCAGGGCGTGTCGCTGGACGCCGTATAAATGCTGCCCAACCGGTACTGATCGTAGACCCCGTAAGGTAAGGGCGCGTTGCGGAAGAAGCGCACGTTGGAAATCGAATTGGTAGGCGCGGACAGGATGTGGAACTGGAAAGTCTTGCCGAACGAGGCCACGCACTTCGCGAGCACCGAGCCCTGCGCGTGTGAAAACTGAACGGTGGCCGTGATCGTGGACCAGGCGGAGTTGGTAACCGAGGCGGCGATGTCGATCACGCGGATGACTTCCTGCCGCGGCGTCCCGGCATCCAGGATGGCGTAGTCGTTGAACGTGAAGACCCTCGTAGTGATGGGGGTCACGTCGAAGGTGGTGGTGTTGGTGTCGGCGCCGGTCACGCCGCTGACCAGCTGCGCGCGGACGTCGGCCGGCGGCAGGATGGGCGAAGAGGTGTCCACACCACTCGAGTCGTCGTCGCGGAAGCGCACGGCCACCACCGGGACGGCGACCGGCGGCGGGCCGCCCTGCAGATGCTCTAGTTGCACGTAGGCGGGCATCGGATCTCTCCGTAGCCTACATCAATTCCCCGACCACGGCTTCCACCGCCACCTGTAAGTTACCGTCGGTGATTTCTGATCCGGCAGTTTGCACGTTGGGGTGCATCACCGTCGGCTGCTGCGATTCGCTGGCCACCTGGTCCGGCTGCTGGTAGGCGCGCTGCGCCCAACGGTAGCGCGAAGTATGGCCCTGCGTGAGCGCCGGCTCGTAGAGGATTTTGGTGGCGAAATTCAGCACGCTCACCTTCACCCGACCCCGGAATACCATGTCGGTCATCAGTTGAGCGGACTGCTCATAAGTCAACACCGTCGCGGGTGGTTCCGGCACGATCACCGTTTTCGTTCCCGCCGCCAGCGGCATAGGCGTCATATCAGTTCACCTTCCCTTCCAGTAGTTTGAGCCGCGCACTCAACTGCTGCACGGCCAGCAGCATGTGCCACACGATCTCCCAAGGATCGAAGGTCAAAATATCGGTTTGCTCCTTGTCCTCGGTGTGGAGTTTCATTTTGAACGGTTCGATAGCGGTAGGCAGCACTTCCTCTAGTTCCTGCGCCACCGGGGAGACGATCCGCTTGCCTTTTTGATATCCAGCCAGGCCGTTGTACTCGGCCTCCCTCATGCGGATTCGTTCGATGATCGGCAAACCACCGACGAGATCACGTACGTTCTGCTTGATGCGGATATCGGATGGGCTGGTGTTGTTGAAGTACCAAGTAAGATACCCGCCGCCGATGTTGTTGTAAGCGTTCGCCGTGATGTAAGAACCGTTGTTGAAGTTGATCGAGGGCCAGTATGCGAAGATTCCTCCGTCTGTGACCCGGCCGCCGATGGATACCGTTCCCGCAGGCAGCGCCGGACTGAAGTTCCAGTTGGTGCCGTCGAAGTAGATGCGGTTCCCTTGGTTGTTCCCAAAATAAACCACGCCTGTGGTTGGAGCAGAATCGCGTGCTACACCCAAATCACCATTAGTGCTAGGAACAGCGTTAGCTCCGACCCTCAGCATTCCGCTATTCATTAAAATGCTGCCGGATGTGGTCAAACCGCCTGATATATTTGCTCCGTTCCCAATATAGGTCACACCAGTGGCTAGCGCGATGTAAAACGGGCGCAGACCGTTGTAAGCGCCATACGGATCGTTCTGATTGGTCAGCAGAACATAGAAGTTACCGCCGTCGTTGTACAGGTATGCTCCGTAAGCGCTACTCGCCACATCGATGCCATAGCCACCACCGCCGCTATAAACAGTCAATGGGGCTTGGCTCCCCGTAGTTGTCGCAATACAAACCTTGCCGCCGGCCGGCTGAAGCATAAGCCCACTACTGGCGATGATTTTGTAATAGAAAGTGCTCGTGATTCCACCAAAGCTATAAGTTGCGTTCACCGATTGGTTATTGGCAACGCACCGAAGACATCCGCCACTGTCAGTGTTGTCATTGGACAATATGTCCAGCCTGACGGTGGGGCCGATGAGACCAATGCCGACATTCCCGCCGGTCGTGATCCGCATAAAATCCGTATTCACGTACCCAAAAGCCAGTGATCCTGCGTCTGATCCAGCCGGGGGATTGAAGCTGATGTAAGACAACGGAGACCCCTGCACCTGGTGCTGGACGCGCATGGCCACCCCGGTCCAATCAGTGCCAGCCGTGTGACGACTAGCGTAAATATGCACGCCCATGTCCTGCCCGTTACTCGAATTCGTATGCGCATCCAGAATGTAAGTGGAGACCGCACCCGCAGTATCGCCAACCGTTGGAGCATAGGCTTCGCACATGGCGTTTGGGGTCGTCGTTCCGATGCCGACGAGGCCCGTGCCGGTGAGCAAAATTCTAGGCGCACTTGCGGTTTCGTCATAGATCCAAAGCGTACCCGCATATCCACTAGTCGTTGAACCCCCGGTAGATATCTGGTATGTGCGAGTGTCGCTTTTGAGGCGATAGGAGACATATGCCGTTGTTCCTTCAAGCGTGGCCTGAGGGCTTGCGGTTGAGTAGACGTGAAAAAGAGTTGCCGGACTCGACGTTCCGATGCCCACGTTGCCCGTCGAGGTGATCCGCATCCGCTCGGCGGAATTAGCGGTTCCTGAATTTGTGGCAAACGCCAAATCGCCTGCTGCGGTTCCCGCTCCGACACTATCGACAAAAGCAGTTATGGTAGCCACGTCATGTAGAGACAGATCCGTGGTTGTCACCATACTGATAATGGACATGGCGTAATCGCCAGCCACCGATGCCGCCGGAGCCGTATGCGTTCCCCGGCCCCGGATGAACCATAAGCAGGCGCTATGCGGATTGGGTCCGGCATATTGCGCGCTGATCAGGCCGCGATAGGTGTCGGTGATCGAATCGGTACAGACCTCCAACAATCCGCGAGGAAGTGCTGTACCGATGCCGACGTGGCCGGTGGAGTTGATCCGCATCCACTCCGCGCCAGTTCCAGCGTTATAGGTCACAAAGCTGATAGCACCGGAATTAGCAGCGCCGTCAAGGATAGCAGTGATATAACCGAGCCGCTGGTCTGCACTGGCACTGCCGTAATTAACAAAGTTATAAGCGCCCATTGCCGAGCCGCTGGTTGTGCTGTTCCCACATACGCAGACCAGTCCGTAGGTTGTGCTGGCCGCAGACGGCCCCACGATCAGCCAGTTATATCCAGTGACCGCCACCGGCAAGGGTGCCGCATTCCCGATGCCCACGTTGCCGCCGTTGAACCAGCTAGCGCCATTGGGGGAGAGTCTCACCGCAGAAGCTGTGGCGGATGCCGGAGGCGCACCCGCCTGCATCGTCACTCCGCTATCCGTGAAAGAAACCGCCGAAGGGAAACCCGCCATTGCCGGTGACGTGTAAACACCCGATGTGGTGGTGCGGTAAAGCCGATAGAACGCCGCACCGGGCACTGCGCTCCAACTCAGCACAATGGTCTGATAGCCGGAGGTGTTGGTGGCCGGGGGCGCACCGGCATTCGCCGTCACTCCGGTGTCGGAAAGGGAGTTCGTCGCCGGGTTTCCCACCAGTGCCGGAGTCGCGTAACTGCCCGTGGTGGTAGACCGGTAGACCTTGTAGCTGACGGCACCCGCTACTGCCGTCCAGGTGATATTAATGGTTTGATTCCCGCTGGTCGGAGTCGCGGTGACCTCGGCCGATTGCGTGGTCTCTCCCGCGGAATTAAGAGCAGTCACTACGTAGAAGTAGGCTGTACCCACGGTCAGCGTGCCGCCTGCCGCGAGCGCAGCGGCGGGAGATGCAGGGACACCGAGCACCGTGGGAGTAGCAGTCACCTCTACGGACTTGGCGGTTTCGCCACCTGCGCCGTTCACTGCCGTAACCACGTAAAAATAGGCGGTTCCTGCGGCAAGGGTGCCACCTCCCGCCAATACGGCAGCAGGCGATGCAGGAGCGGCCTGCAGGGCAACATCCACGTTGCCCTTGACCCCGATGCGCATCCGCTCGGTAGTGCCGGTGCCGTCCGAATCAATGGCGGTGAAGATAAAGCCGCCCGGCGTGGCCGCATCCGGTCCCCACGACACCAAGTGCCCGAAGCCAGCCTGTTCATCCAGGCCAAACGTGTTGGGGGCATTGGTGGCGGTCAGGCTTCCGGTGATGCGCGCCGCGCCCAAATTGCGCAGGTGGTAGCCCGCCGCATCGATGTCGCTCAACCAGGGAGTCTGATTCCCGCCTGTGGGAGCGCCCGTGATCTTGGTCCAGCTCAGGCTGGTGATCCAGGCCGGATCGGCGTAGGCACCGAGCACGCTCACCGCGTTGGTCACTTGCGAAGCCGTGTAGTCGCCCGATGCGGGCACCACCGCGCCGGTGCGCGTGTTCCAGCTCGTAACGCCACCCGGAGCGGGTGTAGCCCATTTCAACCCCAACGCGGTCGTATTGTCGGCGGTCAACACCTGTCCGTTGGTGCCTGCGCCCAAACGAGCCGGAGCCGTGCCGTAGGTGATCAGGTCGCCTTGCGTGGTCAGCGGATTGACCAAAAACGCCGGCGCTCCGATGATCTTGCTCCAGCTTAAAGTGGAGAGCCACGCCGGATCGGAATACGTCAGAATCGTGCTTACTGCGTTGGTGATCTGTGCGGCGGTGTAGTCGCCAGTTTGCGCCACCACCGCACCCGTGCGCGTGAAGACGCTGGAGACGCCGCTCACCAGCGCCGTACCGTTGATGCGGAAGTTGCCGGTGCAGTTGATATCACCGGCCACATCCACTTTATAGGCCGGGGTGCTGACGCCGACTCCCATGCGGCCCGTGGAGCGGATCAGCGTGATCACTGCGTCGATCAGGGTGCCGGTGTCGTCGTAGCGATAGAACAGCAGATCGCTGCCAGCATTGCCCGTGCTCTCGGGATCGCGCTTGGAGATCGACCAGCGCTCCGAAGTGGTGGGGCTATACCAGGCGATATCCAGGGGCACGACCGCCAGATAGCTGGCAGTGCCACTCCCGACCTGCACGCTGGAAGAGCCGTAAACATTGGCCGCCTGCACGGAACTGGTGGCGCTCACCGTGGCGCTGTTGAGCGCGTTGGCATTGTTGAGAGAGTAGTTGGCTGCGTCGATGTTGCTGACCCATGGGGTCTGCGTTCCGGCCCCCAAGCCGGGAGGCGCGGCCCATTTCACGCCTAGAGTCTGCGCACTGTCCACCGTCAGCACCCAACCCTGGTTGGAAACCACCGGCAGACGATTGGGAGCGGCCGTGCCCCGCACGATCAAGTCGCCGACGGTGGTCGTCGGATCGACCATGCCGCCGCCACCCGTGCCGCCGCTGGTGGCGATATCGACTTCCACCCAATTATGGACGGAATCGTCGGTCAGCGAAATGGTGACGTTGGCTCCGTTGACGAAGTTGAGTGCGTGGCGCGTGCCGACCAGTGTGCCTGCCGCCAATACCTGTACCCGCTGATCGATGCTATCCGCCACGACGGAAAGCGTGCGGTTCTGTGTCAGGTCGCCACCACCCTGAAGGCCCGTGCTTGTTCCGACCAGGCGGGAATTGGGAACTGCCCCGATAATTTGGCCCACGGTGTAATCGCCCGACTGCGCCGTGACCACACCCTGGCGTCCGAAAACACTGGTCACGCCGGTACCCGGAGGATTGGAAATCTTGCTCCAGTCGATCGAGCCGATCCAGGTGGGGTTGTTGTACACCTGCGTGGTATCGACGGCGTTGGTCACTTGCGCGGCCGTGTAATCGCCGGTCTGCGCGATGACCGTGCCGGTGCGACCGAAAATGCTGCCCACGCCACCGATGGCAATTCCGTTGATCAGAAACTGACCCGAGCAATTGATACTGCCGGTCACGTCCAGCGCATAATTGGGCGGATGGCCCATGCCGATGTTGCCGTCGGTATCGACCTGGAAGACCACGCCGCCGAGCATGTTGCGGATATAGAAAACGCCGGGAAGGCTGGTGAGGCCGACGCCGACCTCCCAACCATAGGTGGTACTCGACGCGATCCATTGCACCCGCGGATTGTCGGCCGCGTTCGGCGAATTGAGCTGAATGATTGGGTTGGTCTGGCTGATGAGCAGACCAGGAGAAGCAGGTGCGCCGATCCCGATGCCGCCGACGTTATTCAGCATGTAGTTCGCGCCCTCGATGTTTTCGGTCCAGGGCGACTGCGCGATCGAGGTGATCGAAACCCCGTTGATGCGGTAGGTGCCGCTGACGTTGGCGTCTCCGGTGACATCCAGTTCGTAGCCCGGAGTTTTGGTGCCGATGCCGAGCGCGCCGGAAGTGGTCAGCCGCATCATCTCGACCGAGTTCTGACAGAACAGGAGCGGCTTCCACAGGTGGATGGTGGCGACGTCGGAAAACGGGCCGGTGTTGGCGCTCCCCCAACCGATCATCTCCATCACCACGCCCTGATCCGTATACAGGCCGATCTCGCTCCAGCCGGTCGTGCTCGCGTTGGTGATGCGCAGGCCGTCTTCCTTGGCGGTGGCGATCACATTGAGCCGGGCATTGGCGGCATTGGCGAGCAGGCCCACCCCGATGGCCCCGACGTTCGACAGATTGAAGTTTGCCGCATCGACGTTCTGCAACCATGGCGTCTGCGCGCCCGCCGCGATGGAAACGCTGCCCCACTTCATCCCATGGGGCAAGGTACTGTCGGCGATCAGCACGGTGCCGTCTGCACCTACCGGATAAGCATCGCTGGAAGACTGCCCACGGATCAACAAATCGCCTGCTTTGGTGAGCGGATCTACCAGAAAAATCGGAGCACCGGTGATCGTAGACCAAGGCAGGCTCGCGATCCACGGTGGGTTAACGTAGGACTTCGTGGCGTCCACGGCATTGGTCACCATGGCCGCGGTGTAGTCGCCGCTGGTGGCGACTACGGCGCCGGTGCGCCCAAAAACGCTGGAAACCGAAACGCCGGCCACAGCCGCCCACTTCATCCCCAAAGGGGAACCGCTATCCACGGTCAGCACCAAACCATTGGTCGCGCCTACCGCGAGCCTGGACGGAGGAGCGCTCGGTCCCCGGACGATCAGATCGCCGAGGGTAGTGGTCGGATCGGTCATGCCACCGCCGCCCGTGGAAGTGACTGCGATGTTGACGCGGTTGTTGGTCGAATCGTCCGTCACCGTGACGTTGGTGCCGGTAAAATTGATGGCGTGGCGCGTGCCGATCAGTGTTCCGGCCGAAAGAACCTGGACCTGCTGGTTGACGCTATCCGGCTTGACCGCAAGATTGAGATCCGCGGTCAAATTTCCGCCGCCCGTAAGGCCACTGGTAGAGGCCGTCAGGATCTGACGGGAAGAGAGCACGCCGGACGCACCGGTGATGTCCGTGGGCGTCAGCGTGACCACGCCGGTCCTGCCGAAGACGCTCTGCACCAGCGCATTCAGAGTCACGTCTGCCGAGAGCGCGCCGCCACCGCTCATGCCGAGACCGGCGATGACCTGCCGGGCAACCGGAACCGCACCGATGAAGGCAGGGGTGTAGTCCGTTGCCACGGCCACGACATCGCCGATCCGCCCGAAGACGCTGGTTACAGCAGTGGAAGCGCGCAAGACGCTGCTGGCGATCACCACGTTGGATAGCGTGTAGCCGCCCCCGTTTACAGGGCCACCCCACGTCCGCTGATCGTTCGCAAGATTGTTCAAATCATCAGCGTGCAGACGGTCGCTCGGAGCAAAATTATTACGACTTAACCATGCCATTTATGCGACTCCTTTCTCCGCGCGCTTGTGCCACCATTCTCTATGCCTCACTCGCCCGCACTCACGGCACATGCGGCCTCCGTCGCGCGTGTAGTATGTATTTTCTGGAGAGTATTCATGCCCTTTTGGGCAATGGGTCCGCTCCCTCGCAGGCGGTTTGCCTTGATAGCCGTTATATCGGCGCATCTCTTCCCGACGGCACTGGCGGCACATCTGAGTGCCATCCGGCTTGATGTAGAGATTCTTGCCACTGTAGGGATGACCCCACGGGCACTGATCCCGCTTGCGCCCGTCTCCTCTTGCAATATTGATTACGCGGGTTACCGGTTCCAAGTGTGCCGGGTTGACGCAGCAGCGCACCCGGCACAAATGATCTAAATCGAGTTCTTCTGATATTGGGCCGACGAGCGCCGTATATATCAGCCGATGAGCCAACCAGCGCCTTCCATGGAAGTGCACCGCACCATACCCTTGACCGCCATCGCAGCCCATCCAAATCCAGCAACCCGATTCGGTCACCGGCATCACGAATTTGGCAAGAATGCCACTGATGCTATTGGCGGGCATATGCTTTGCTTCAGTCCTTCGCTTCAAAGACCGGGCCGTTCAGACCGGCTCTAGGCGCGGGTGCAGTGATTTCCGGCGCGGCGTCGGGCAGGGTCACGATCAGCGAGCCGTTCTGCGCGCGCGCATTTTCGTAGCGATCCACGCCCCGGTTCAATAGCGCCTGCCGGATAAAGGCGCGCTGCCGTTCGGCTGCCGCTTCCAGGTTCTTTCGCGCCTGTTCCATGTCGAGAGACAGCGCGCCCACGACCGCGAGCGTCTGCGTCCGTTCCTGATCCAACTGCCCAAGCAGGGCAGCTTCTTTCTGCTCCAGTTGAAATACTTTTTCCATGTTTGCTCCTCTTTGCGCAAATTCTTTCAGCCCACCTACGGATTAGCGAGAACTCCACCAATGATCCTCACCGAAATCGGACCGGCGGAAGTTTGTATGGTGACAACGTCCCCGCCGAAAAAAGTTCCACCGTAATATTGGCCTCCGTAATAGGGGTTGAAGCCCGCTCCTGCGATCCCGTAATCGGGACAGTTGACACCATTCCCCCGGAAATCCCCGCCGTAGTACGCGCCCGCCTGTACGGTGGACCCGACAAAACACTGTCCAGGAACGTTGAATCCGTTGCCGACGAACACGCCGTCGCCGTTGATCACGGTGCCCCCGCTGGTGTTGAAGCCGCCGTAGGCCACCATCACCCCGTTGGAAGTGATATCGGCCAGTGCGTTGATGTAACCAGTGTCGATCCCGCCCTGTCCGTTGGCGGCGTAATGCGTGCTCAGATAACCACAGCCTACGCCGTTGTCCCCGATCAGGATGCCTGGACCGTGAAAAACTCCACCGCTATCAATCACTGGCTGGCCGCCAAGACCTTGCCAGTTGTTTGCATACAAGTTATTGAAGAACACGTTGTGGTCCGGGTCCATAACAGCCCACCCGGCACAGACCACGTAGCTAGCGCTCCTGCACACATTGCTGTGTAACTCCCCGCCCGCGCTCAGGGTACCAACGTTGTCGATGTTACCGCCGCTGTTATTGATGTAGTTACAAGTGACGTGGCCCGTAGAAATGTTGGGGCCGACAAACTGGCCGTAACCGTCGATAACTGGTCCGTTAAAATAACCGGGGTTGTTAATGTTGAACTGCATGGCGGACAAGATTCCCGAAAGGTTGATTCCGCCGCAGGAAACCAATCCGGTACAGTTAAGCGTGGCGCAGGCCACCACGCCGCCGCCGGTGCCGCCCGCCGTAGCCTCCAGATATCCGGCTTTGATGCCGTTGTTCACGTCTACCGCCGCGCCTGCACCCACGAAGGCCCCGTTGGGGTTGATCACCTCCAGGCCGGAGGGCCACATGCGGTAAACGTTCCCGTAGACGATTCCTTTGCTCAACACATACGCATCACCGATTACGTAGCCTGTGCCCGGCTGATTGGGATTGACGTAAGATTCCAGAGCATAGCAACCGATGCCCCCGGTGCCGCTTGTTCCGTAGAGGGTGATGTCGATGCCCGAACCGGTGAAAGCCCCGTTCGTATTGATCACCTCGTGACCACTCACATCCACGCTGGCACAGCCGACACTATTTACCGAGGCTATATAATCGCCCACCAGCCAACCGGTTCCGGTGAGCGTAGTCGGGTTTACGGAATTGCTCGCCACGATGTTATTGGCGCATCGGATCAGGCCGACATCTAGCTCACCCCATGTTGCATTGTCAGGATATAGCGTGCTTAAGCTGGTGCCGCGTATATCGTATCCGCAATTCACACCAGCGCCCATGAACGTCCCGCTACTGTTGATGACCGCGCCACTGCCGCTATTCACGCGAAATTCGCTGGCCGTGAGATAGGTGTTCACCGAGACCGAGCCGACATTCGATAAAGTGTGGCCTGCGCCGTTGATGTCCACGGTCCAGGGCGACTGCGCGATCCCGGCCATCGGAACGCCCTTCCAGTTGCCTTGGGAATCAATCACCGTATTGGTGCCGTCCGACCCGGTGTAACCTTTGATGCCGAGCGCGTAGGCCGTGACCGGATTGGATGCCCCGGTGTTCGGGTTGGGTGCTCCATACAAAGCGCCGCCCACCACCGTGTCGCCGACCTGGTTGACCTGAAAAAGATAGCCACCGTTTCGATCCAGCATTCGAAAGAAGGCGCTGCCTTGATTGGCCCCGCCTGAAGACAAATACACCGTCTGCCGGTACGCGCCGACACTTGGACTGTAGTAGGGGCTGTACATCGCCAGTTCGCCCCAAAAGTCGGGCGGATCGTCGCTGCCGCTTGGCTGGCCGTTGTAGGTTACCAGCGAGACCAGCACCGGGTAAGGAGCATTGGGAGTGCCCCTACCATTCGGACCGCGCAGCACCATGCCCCGGCTGATGTACGTGGCGCCGAAGGCATTCCCGATACCGTCGATCTGGTAAAGCTCCGTGCCGGGGAAGACGTAACTACCCTGTGGGGCGTTGGCGCCGCTCCAGACCGAGTTGCCCATCTTCAACTGGTATTCCGGATTGCCGGGCGACACACCGGGAATGCCCTGTTGCGGCAGGTAGTCGATCTGGAACAGGTTGACGTTGCGGATCTGCACCTGGCTGCCAAGCGCATTGTTGGGATCGGGCACCACCAGCACGCACCAGTTGGAAATATTGCTGCCGCCGATGGCCAGCTGCGTGAACCAGGCACCCGCTGTAAGCTGCGCGGGGGGATTCGGACCGACGCCGCCCAATGTGCCCGAAGAGCCGGTAGGAGCGGGAACATTCAATTTTGCGCCGATGCGGCCCATTTCGTAGCCGTGGTCGTCCCGCACGCTGATGTAGGGGTACACCTTCGAGGTTCCCGGCTGAACGATGCCACCGACCTCGATGATGCCCTGGTTGTCTACGAACACCGGAGCATCGAGCGGATTGGAGCCGCCGATCCAGACCTGGCCGAGCCACGCGCCCCACAGAGGTGCGCCGCTGCCTTGGCCGGGCTGTTGTTCTCCCAACCAGTCGAGCAGCTTGCCGGTGGAGTCCATCACCGCGATCTGACCGTTGTCGCTACCGCCGAATGAAGCTGGTGCGCCGCCAACCACCAGTGTCTTGCCTACCTGGATCACACTAGCGGAAAAAGTTTGCGCCTGAAATCCTCCGGCAGAAGTATCCCAAGCAAATTGCTTTGGATCGAACCAGCCTGAACGCGCCGGGATCACCGCACCTTCACTCGGCGTGTAGATGTAATGAATGACGGGAGTGTTGCCCGTACCGGGGACCAGCGAATTCTTGTGTCCCTGCGGATCGTCGGAAACGATGTAAAAGTCCACGGGCACTTTTGCGCCGATGTTTCCAAAGGACGGCATGGTCGGGGTGACGAAACTGGTTGCTCCGTTCGGCACGCTCCAGTAGGTGACCCCTATGTTCGGATTGGCAGGATCGTATTGGGTGGCGATCACCATGGCGACCTGCGCGCCGCCGAACTGGTTGTCGCTCGGATTGGTCCAGGTGCCGACGTCGAAGCTCACCATGCCGACGCCATCGGTGGAAAGCGATTCGGTAGGGGTGGCGGTGGCCCCGGCGTCGATAGTGACTTTCGGAGCGAATTCCGAGCCAAGACCGCCGGGGCCGGGAGGGCCGATGTTCCAGGTCACGGTAGGCGAATGGGAAGTCCCGCCTCCGGGCAAAGTGAACTGCGAGAGATCCGGCTCGGCCAGCACGCCGTTGTTGTCCACGCTGATGGCCGCGAGGGTCCACGTCTCGGGGTTCGCCGGAACATCGGAAATGTCGAGAAAGAAGCTCGTGTCGCTGTTGGACTGTGCGCCGGTCAGAGCTTTTGGAAAATCGGTGAGCGGCGGCGTAGCGCCGGTCACGTTGACCAGATAGATGAACACACCGGCGTAGCGCACCTTATCCGCAGTCGTGGGAAGATTCCAGGCCAGCTGTGCCTGCGCGACGAAAGAGCCGCTGAGGCGCCAGACCAGTTTCCCGCTGCTGGATTTCTGGCCGTCGATGGTAAAGTCGCCCACGTCCGGCGCGGAGGGGACCGCCGGCACGACCGCATCCGCCCAAGGCGTGACGCCATCGATCAGAGTGTTGATGTGTTTCCCGAGCGGTATCGAATCGTCTTCTGAACAGAAATAATTGCGAAACTTGCCGCCCCAAGGGACCGGAGTGAGCGCGGGCGATTTGTAACCGGTGCTGGCTTGCGCCACCGGCACATCGATGGCGCTGTCCGTGCCGGGAAACTGCGGGTTCCCGGCAGCATCGTAATACACCCATACGATGCGGACGCCGCCAAATTTGTTCATGCCCGGCGGCGGTGTCGCGGTGGGATCGGGCGGGTCGTACTTGAAGATCAGGTAGTATTGCGGGTCGGGCCGGTGATAGTCGGTCTGCACCTCGACCGACGGGTTGCTCACCAGGAACGCCCACTCCATGCCGCCTCCGCCCGAGGTAGGGCCGGTCGGAACCGTCACCATGATGTTGGGCGTAGGGTTCGGATCGGTGGCCCGCACCAAGGTTGGTATGTAACCTGGACCGTATGCCGCCAGATAGATGCGGACATTGCGGACGGCGGCGGGATTGGCTTCCACCGGGACTACCGCCGGAGTTTTCACAGAATCGTTGATGTGGACCGGCGCCCGGTTCCCGCTCACCTGCGTGCTGCCGTCCAGGGGAGCACCGGTCGTATTACCGTCCGCGGTATTGCCGAGATCCGGGTTCTCCGATCCACTGCTGATATCCGGGTCTTCCAGGTAGACGAAAACCCCGGAGAAATTCTGCGGGGTGGCCGATGCGGCCTTGGTCCAGGTAACGTCGATCTCCACCTTGTGGTCATTGCGGAAGATAATGTCCGCCACCGGATCGATGGTCACCGGAGGCGCAGGCTGGCCCCCAACCCCGCCACCGCCACCACCACCGCCGGCTTCGATGATCCAGGAACCAGGCAGAGTGGAGCGCTGCCCGATCACCGGCGTGCGCGCGCCGTACACCTGCGGATTTTTCGGCGTGGTGACCGTGCCGGTTTCCTCGAGCTCCGTTTCCAGTTCCCGGAGCAGATCTTCGATATCGCGCATGGTGCTCATGTGAAAACTCCTGCGGCGGTGATGCGGAGCGTTTGCCCCGGGGTCAAAGTCTGTTGCGACGAGCCGTCCGAGAACGTATCGGGCGCGGTGGTGTTCACGAGGGCCGAATAAGTGCCGTCGCAGTAGATCAGCGCGCCGCGGCCCTGATAAACGATCAGCGGGCACAATTGCAAGGTGACGTCGTTCGCCGAAGTGTCCACGATGATGGTCTGGTCTTCGGCCGTCAATATCCAGGCGTTGCCGCTGGCGTCAAAGTGATCGGGGCCGATGACGCGCACCCCGGGCGGCCGCGCCAGAATGAAAATCTCGCGCGCCTCCACACGTTCCTCCAGCGTCTCCTGGTCGTCCAGCACCAGATAACCTTCCACGAACATGGTCAGGTCCTGAATATTAGGAATGCTGATATCGACCGTCTCCACCTGTGCGGCTAGCGAGGTGTTGGTGAAGGTGGCGTCGGGGGCCGTGCCAATGAAGGCCGGATCCAAGACCAGAAACCAGGTCGAGGAATCGGGCATCCCGCTCCAGGGCTTGTCGATCGCCAGCGTGGTATTGCTCGTGGCCGTGCTGGTGACCGGGCCCGTGGTCACGATCTGGCGCATCTGTCCGGCGCCAGCGCCCCGGAACAAAAAGACCAGGCGGCCGATCTCCTGTTCCGGAGCCATGCCGCCGGTTGGCGGATTGTCCACGATGGAAACCTCGTTTACCATCATGCTGTCGCCGATGTAGTCGGCGCCGACGAGATCGGGATGGGTCCTTAGCACCAATGCCATATCCACCTGAACCCCGGCCGTGACCGGATCCGGCGTCACCGAAAGCGCCCCGGTAGTACCGTCGAATGCCGTGATGGTGAAATCCATGAGACCGAAATCCGGGCTGTCCACCGTGGCCGGGCCCAATACCGTACAATCCCGGCCCGTCCAATTATCCGAAGGCGAGACCGAAGTGATCAAGTCCAAGCTGGTGAGGAGATTGGTCCCCACCGCGGAAATGCGGACCCCGGCCACGCCGGAGTGCCAAGCGATCCGCACCTTGCCACGCACCGCCACCTTGGTGCCCACATCGAGCGGCGGGCCCGAGGTGCCCGGATACACGAGGCCGGAATAGGAGATCGAAGTAGGCGGCTGGCCCGCAGTGAAGGAAACGTCCGACTGCTGGCAGATGTGTTCGAGTACGTTGTGGATGTACAGGCGGTACCCGATCCAGGGATCGTTTTTTGGGTCGGGGTCGGGTGGAAGGATCAGCCCGTCCAGGGTGACCAGCACGTTGCCATTAGAGCCGTTTCCGCCGAGGTACACGGAAAAGGGGAGGCTGACTTCGGAGAGGCCGTTGGCCGTGTACAGGCACCACATGAACCAATACGACTGGCCGTCCCACATTCCGCCGCCGGAGGAGGCCACGGTGGCGTGATAGATCTGCGGATGGACGCCGTAGGTGGCCTGTAGCGGGATCTCGCCAGAGATGATGATGTGCGCCTGCGGGATGCCGGCGCGGTCGTTCTCATAGCGCTGGACGGCGCCGAACAAAGAGTCGGGGGGCACCTGTGGAGGCACACCGGCGTAGTTGTAGAGCAGGGACCGGACGATGTTGGCGTTCCAGCGGGGAATGAACTGGAACCGCTGGTGGTTGCCCTGCTGGTAAAACATGGCGCGCGGCGTCGATTTCGGCCCTGGAATCCCCGTCAGATTGCGGGGGACCAGCCAATACGTGTAGAAGTTCCATTGCCCGCTTTCCACGCTCATGACGAAGTGTCCGCCGGATCAATGTATTGCGTGAGAGAGACCAGAGCCTGCACCTGCTTCGGATTGGGAAGCTCGTCCAGAAACGAGATGTGGCTGATCCAGTCGTACTTCTGGTGCGACTCCGGATCGGTGCCATTCACGTTGCGGGTGACGGTCAACGTGGCGGTGCCGTCGTTATTGTCCTGGTAGGCGGTGACCGCCACCTGCTCGGCCCCGCAGAGGTACACGTTGCGCATGTTGGTCGGGTCGGTGGAGAAATCGGCGGAATCGGTGGCCACCGTCCAGGTGGTGACCAGGCCGTTCACTTCGGCCTTCAGGTATCCGCCCGAGGCCAATACGCTGTCCAGGCTGCGGAAGACTGCGATGAAGCGCAGCCGGGCGTTGTCGACGTGCGCCGGATACAGTTGCCAGCTCAACCGCATCCCCACATTGTCGATGGCGGCGATCGGGTCCACGTCGGCCCATTGCAATTGCGGGTTGGGGTGGTAGACGATACCGAGGCCGCTATGGATCTGCAACTGATGTGGAAACTTGGCGAGATCCACGAAGGGGTCGGTCGCCAGAATGTCGTCGTAGGCGCTCTGCCGCCAGGAGCGGGCCTTGAAGGTAACGCTCCAGTCCTTGTTGATCGTGACGCTGCTGATCCGCACCCAATCGCCGCTGCCAGGCACGAGGGAGTGCGAGACGTAGGTCACGTCGCCCGGCTCCAGCTCCGTCATCATGAAGGTGCTCGGGATGTCCATCTCGCGCACCTGCGCCCATTCAGTCGGGCTGGTGCCGCCTAAGGTGTGACGCAACATGCGCAAGCCGATACGTGTGGCCTGCTCCACGTAGGGCGTGCCCATCATGTTCAGGGTTTTGGTCATCTTGAACGGGTGGCCGTTCATCCCCATGAGCGCCTGGTAGTCTTGCGAATAGACCTGCGCCACGTTCTTCTGGAAATCGAAATCTTTATCGGCGTAGTTGAGCCAGATCTCGTTGTATTCGGGCTTGGGGACGCTCGGCTTGAACTCCGCTAGCTTCATGTTCACGAATTCCTGGAAGCCCGGACGAGGAGTCTGATCGAACTGGCAGGCGGTGAAAGGATGGATAGCGATCTTCCCGTTGCGGAAAAACCGGAAGGCGTGACAGTCGCGCAGCGCGGAGTCGATGTGGTCGGTGGCGGGAGAGAGGTCGGCGACGATCCCGGCGAACCAGTAGCGCTGCACGTTGATGCCCTGGAGGCTGGCCACGTATTCGCCGAAGTAGGCCGCGGAGTCGATGAAACTCTGCAGATCGATCAGATCGTAGTGCCGCTCGATAACGGCATACTTCATGTCAAACGCTTCCAGGATCATGTCGAGGATGATCCATGCCGGATTGCCGTTGCCGCCCTGCACGTCGGGATTGTACTGGCGGGAGAAATTCCCGGCGCCATCGGAGAAATACACCCACACGCGCCGGCCGCTCAAGACGTGCGCGTAGACATCCGGGGTGGAGGTAGCGGAAGTTTGAGACTGGTTGGGGCTGTTGACGCCAGCATTCTGATCGGCCACGCGCACGAAAAAGCCAGACGCTCCGCTGAAGTAGACCTCCGGATATCCGCTGAACCCGATGGGCGGCGTGTCGCTGTGCATTAGGTCGCCCGCGATCTGTTCCCACAGCAGGGTGTCGCCGATGCGCCCGGGGGAACGCGCCACCCCGACATTGGCGTGAGCGGGATTCTGGCCCTGATGGGGCGGCAGGGCGTTAGCCAGCACGTCACCGATCCCGTCCACGAGATAATCCGCCTGGCCCGCCTGTGGAGGCATGTAGGTGCCGATCGGCCCTTCGCAGATGACGCACTCGGCCGCCATGAACTGCTGCTCCGGCCGCCACTGGAATAGCGTCGGATTGAGCGTGTATCCGGTAGATTGGTTGCAATACACCAAAGGCAGGCCCTGATCGAAGATGTTTTCGTTGAGCGACGAGTAGCTGGTGTACCAGTTTCCGCCGCTGAAGAAGCCGCCGATCCCGCCCGCTCCGGTGCGTCCCATCGCCCACGAGGTGACGTAACGCTGCGCCCCGAAGAAGCGCGCCATGGAATGCTGCATGCAGCCGTTGTCCCCGGCCTGGTCCCCGAAGGTCTTGTCGCATTGGGTCAGGCCCGGCCGGGCGAGATATCCTTCCGCGCCGATCCCGGCCTGCCCGATATCCGGCCCGAAATCCCCAAGGCCGGGGACGGGTGGCGGCATATAGGCAAATCCGCCGGTATTGTTCGGATAGGCGGTCTCCGCGAACACACCCGCCAGATCGGGGACCGACAAGCGCCCGCCGCTGCCGCCCGCGTTGGTATAACCGAACCCGGAATAGGGACAGTGAAGGCCGTCGTCGAATTCCCATTCGCAGGTGCGCGAGAAGCGCCGACGCGGCAGGGGCAGGGTCAGGTCGAAAAACCCGTCCTTACAGCTCAACGTGAAGACCTGATCGTCGTAGGAAACCGACTCGACGTACCCAACCCATATAGTGCGGACCGCCTCCACCAGATAGCCGCCGCCGTTGATGACGGCGGGAGCGTAGACCTTGAACACCACCGAGCCGCGCTGAAACATGTGCTGATCGGCCGCGGCGTCCATGACGCGGTCCACGTTGGAGAGCGTGAAGGTGGCGCTCGAGGACGGAGTTCCGCCCGCATTAGTGAGATCGATCGCCATGGTGATCCCCGACCAGTCCACCAGGCGCGCCTGATAATTCAGTCCGCCGTGCGGGGAGAGATCCATGGCGCGGTCGCTCGCGTAGGCGTAGGCGCCGTCCACCAGATAAACTTCGAGCAGCGGCACCAGCTCCACGGTGCGCCCGAGAACGGCGTTTTTGAAGGCGGTCGAAGGAAACGGGTTCATCCGGGGTACATGGACATTTTCAGCTGCGTGCGCTGCAGCCGCCACTCAAACGTCTCGCTGTCCATTTCATCATCATCGAACAGGGCGATGTAACGGCCCACCGTGGCATCGGTCGGATGGGTCAGCCGGGAAGCCGGATTGCTGCGGTAGGGATCGGGATAAAACCCCCATGGCACCGGATCGAAGTACCAGAACATGGTGGCGCGGCCGCGGTGCTCCTGAAAGAAGGCCCATAAAGTGGCGGCGCGGGAAGTAGGGTCCTGCACGTCGCCTTTGAGCACATCGAAGCCGACTTCGTAGGTGATAAGTGGACTTTCCGCCAGAACGAAGCGCTGTTCCAGGATGGGCGAGAATTGAATAACGTTGACGGTCCATTTGCGGCCGCGCTTGAAGCTGTTGTCCGGATCGTAGGGAAAGGTGTCGACCGGGATGTACTCTTCCAGGTTGATCCCGAAGAACAGATTTTTCGAGGGCCGGCGCCCGCTCTTATCGGCCCCGTCCGGCATGGCCGCCCACCACATGTCCGTGTTGCCCTAAAATGGCATCATCTTGGCCGGAAGCCATTCCGGTAGTTCGATGACTGCCTCCTGCGGTCTGGTGCAAACCGCGTGGAACGACGCCGCGGGAACCGCCCACCACCGCAGGAGGACTCTTGTAGTAGGCCGGATTCGGTGGGCCATGCATATCGTCCATTTCAAAATCAGAGTACGCCTGGTACATACGTGCGCTTTCTCCTTAGAACCGGGGGCGGGTACGCCTGGCTGTTATCGATCGAGTTATCGCTGTCCCCGATCGTCACCAAAACCAGATCGCCGGTACGGGTGACGGCCCCGGGCACCGAATAGTTCAAGTCCTCCTTGAACCGCACATTGTAGATCTGCCCGTCGTCTGGAGCCGTGATCCACATGGGATACCCGGAACCCTTCACCTGGTCCACCACATTTTCGAGCGTGTTCAGGTCGTTCACCGTCCAGCGCTCGGTGTGGATGGTGAACTCATACATGGCGACCGCCTGATAGGGCATCAGCTCCATGGAGGACTGGTCCTGATAGCGCCTCACCCGGGTCGCCCAAGTGGTCTTGCGGGTGAAGCTGTAATCCACGCTGAACAGAGGCAACTGGATCGGGGCGATGGTGGCAATACCCTGCCCGTTGGGCGGCGGTGTGATGTGGGCAACGGCGCCGGAGCCGCTGCTCGTGGAGAAGTTCACTACCGGCTGATCCGACCACTGATAGCCCGAACCAGGATTGTCGATGTAGACAAAGGCCACCGGGTTGTTCACCGCAGCTGTCACTTCCGGATTTTTTAGGATCGCATGCGCCTGCGCGCCTGATCCGGAGCCGCCGGTGATGGTGACCGTAGGCGGAAAAGAATAAGCGCCCCCCGCCGCCATATCGATTTGCATGATGCCGACGTTTCCCGTAATCGGCAATAACTGGTACTGCGAGACCGAGGCGATCGGGCCGTAGCAGGTCGGATCGTGTGGAGTAGGGGTCATACGCCTCCGCTCCTGGAAAGCGTCGTGCCCATGCTTTGCCGGTTGAGATTGGCCGCCGCCGCGGACCGGGAAGCGTTGGAGATCGCCGTCTGGCCACGCACCGTGGTGGTGCTGTGCAGGAACGTGGCATCAACCGCCTGCTGAAAGCCTGTGCCGTCAATGGAGACCGCCGTCTGCACAATCGGGGCCCACGTCTTATCGTTGGCCTTTTGCAGTTCGACCAGCTGCGCTTTCGATAGGGTAATCAGTTGATCGTTCTGCGTACCGAGCGTCATATTTACGCTTTTGAGCGCACCGCTCAAATTGGTGGACATAACCTGCGGAAGGGTGTTGGAGTAGTCCTTCAGGTAATTCTGAAGGCCCTGGTTCACTTCCAATAGATTGGTGAAACCGTGCTGGACGGTCCAGTCGAGGTGCGTGAGCAGGTCGCTCGCCGCATCGCGCCAACCCTGCCGGTTGGAAACCGCCATCATGTTGATGGCGTGCTCCATGGCAAAGATGCTGGCACCGAGATTCGACATTTGTGTTCCGGCGTATTGCAGCACGCGGCCCTGCACCACCAGGTTCTGGTTCAGCTTGATGATCTGGTCTTCCATGGAAGTCCGGGCTTGCACGGGAGCCAGAGGCTGCGGCCCGCCCAAGCCTGCTTGCGCAGGCCCTCCTCCCCCTCCTCCTCCCC